GAAAGAAGCAAAAATTGGACGACGAGTCGAGTCATTATGGCTGGATTCTCTCAAAGACGAACGGAGGGATCTTGAAAAGATTCTGTATGGAAAGACGCGAGTATTTACAATACCACCCGTAGATTTTACAATAGTATGCCGAGAGCTATTCGGAGCTTTCTCATCCGCTTTTTATCATAATAGATTAAAATATTTTTCAGCAGTTGGAATAGATCCGATGAGTACTGAATGGACTCAATTGTATAATAAACTTAGTTCAAATTCAATGCAAGGTTTTGCAGGAGATTTTTCTGGGTGGGACGGTAATTTGTCCCCTATATTTATGGATTCCGTATGCGACATTATTAATGCGTGGTATGCGGATTCGGAAGAAAATCAATTAGCTCGTAAAGTTTTATTTGATGAAATTATACATACACCCCAGTGCGCCATGAATGAAGTATATTATACTCATGGAGGAAACCCGTCAGGGAATCCATTGACCGTTATTATTAACACGATCATGCACATGCAATATTTAATGTATTCATATTTTAAAAATGCACCACCGGAATATTCCAATCTAAATTCATTTTTAGAAAACGTCAAAGCCTTTATTTATGGCGATGACGATCTTATCACCGTTAAACCAGAAGTTTTGACTTTTTGGAATCCAGCAATTATTTTGCAAGATCTAAAAGAACTTAATTTAACTTACACTAACGCACATAAAACAGGCCCAGCCGAAGTAAAGAGTTTGAGAGAATTATCATTCTTGAAAAGGGGGTTTCGTGATGACGGACGCGGATTCAAATTACCAACAATTGAAGTTCAAACAATAACAGAACTAACCAATTGGACTCGCGAATGCGCTACCATGACTGTGGAAAAAGCTAGTGTTGATAACCTTAATGATTCTTTAATGTTTATGTATGCCTACGGAAAAGAACAATTCGATAAACATCGGAATAAAATACTCGTAGAATTACCTTTACATTTACATCAAAACCTCAATGATTGGGGTTATTATCATACTTTATGGCTTTCTAAAACAAGCGGAGTTAAAATAACAAGTCCGCAAGGAGATGCAAATCAACCAACAACAGCCTCTGCTCCTATTACAACAAACAAAGGAGAAGAAATGAGGACTGATGAAAATACTAGAGGCGTGATAATACAAACACAACGCGCCGAAGAGA